GAGATAACTGGTCAAGTAAGGGCTCAAGCTGCTAAGTCAGACATTAAAAATTCCAAAGCACTTAATAGGGGTTATTTCATTGCCTCAACTGCTATGGAAGAAAGCAATACCTGGCAACAGTTTTTGTCTCGTATTGGTAGCGCAAAACTTAAGCCTGACGAAGCTCTAGAAGCCCTTTCTTATATCAGAAAACTCGATGACCGTACACACGGTAAATTAAAAATCTGGAAAGGAGAAGAAGGTCACCATATTTTCGGGTATTCCGAATTTATGGGATCAATCGCCAATCTTGGTGAAGACGATCAAGTCAAAGCTTTCCAGTACATGGCCGATCATGGCTTTGATACTGGAACTACTTCTAGAAATATTGGACCTGGGTACTTTGACAAAACAAGGCACCGAGGTACTGGAACTAATCTAACTGCTCACTTTAATACTGGTGGACGGAAAATTCCAAACGACAAGCCGCCTGCGCTTACGTTTGATGATTGGGTTGGTGATTTCAAAACCCGAGTAGAGCCACAAGCAATTGTTGGCCTTGGCATTGGCAAAGTCGGGAGCAATCCACGACTCAATGCGGTGTTTGAGGCGCTAGATAAAAGCTCTACAACCGACGCTGTAGCACAAAAATACGGCGTTACAAAGCAGGACGTTTTGCAAGCTATTTTTAATAGGGGTGTAGAACAACAATCTGGAAATCCAACTGCTGCAACTAAAGCAGCAAAGGAATTGATGATTTCACCTGAAATGGCAAAAATCAATGAAAGGTTTGCAAAGATTCCTTCACAGCAAGGCCAAGTTCTAGAAGGTCTTGATGATGCTGGTATCAACGTAGACAGCATAGACAAAAAGACTATGTTGCCTATACCAGAAAAGAATATCTATAAACCTGGTACTGAAGGTGGTGATGTAATTGACAAACTATCTATCGGTAGCAAGCTCAAGAAATTTGCCTCAACTCCTGGGGGTAAAAGACTTCTAGCTCAAGTTCCCATTGCTGGAGCGTTTATTGGTGGCATTGCGATGGATTCGACTCAAAAGGCGAGAGCTAAGGAGATCCAAGAAAACCCTAACGATGTAAGCCTGAAGATCAATAAGCACCTTGATTGGTGGTCAGGCTGGGGAGATAGAGCAACATTGGCTGGTGCTGCTATGTCAACTACCGGTGTTGGTGCCGCAGTAGGCGTGCCAATGATGGCTGCTGGTGAAGCAGTGTCTACCACAGCCGGGCTAACAAGCCTTGCCATCGATGCAGGAAGAGCTGCAATTAAAGCAACAAATAACAGAGGTCCCAGAACTAACTGGTATGACCGTCTGAAGGCCCGTAGAAGCCTCCGTTAATCCACCTAATACATATACCCTAAATGCCGAGAAAACGCCGTACAGCGCCTCCTAGGGAGGTCTCCGTGCTCTATTCCCTGCAGGCTGATTTCAAGCTGTTCTTACAGGCTCTCTGGCAGCAATTAGATCTACCTTCACCCACCAGAGCACAATATGCAATCGCAGATTATTTACAACACGGTCCCAAACGTCTACAAATCCAAGCCTTCCGAGGTGTCGGCAAGTCCTGGATTACTGGTGCTTTTGTTCTTTGGACTCTGTTTAATAATCCAGAAAAGAAGATCATGATTATCTCCGCTTCAAAAGAGCGTGCAGACAACATGAGCATCTTTCTACAAAAACTTATCATTGAGACACCATGGCTTTCTCATTTACGTCCGAGCGCAGACGATGCAAGATGGTCCAGAATAAGCTTCGATGTGAAGTGCTCACCTCACCAGGCTCCGTCCGTAAAGTCGGTGGGCATTACTGGACAGCTAACCGGAAGCCGCGCAGATTTAATGATTCTCGACGACATTGAAGTCCCGGGAAACAGTCTTACTGAATTAATGAGAGAAAAGCTTCTGCAGTTATGTACAGAAGCTGAATCTATTCTTACTCCAAAAAATGATAGCCGGATTATGTATCTCGGCACTCCTCAGACTACCTTTACAGTCTATAGGAAACTTGCCGAACGCAATTACAGGCCATTCGTGTGGCCAGCCCGCGTCCCACGGTCTCTTGCTAATTACGAGGGACTCTTGGCGCCCCAGCTCCAATCGGATATCGATAACGGAGCAAAAGCTTGGGATGTAACTGATCCCGATCGCTTTGGAGATGAAGATCTAGTGGAGAGGGAAGCGGCTATGGGCCGATCGAACTTCCTTCTCCAGTTCATGTTGGATACCACGTTAAGCGATGCAGAAAAATTCCCACTTAAGATGGCTGACCTTATCGTCACCTCTGTTAATCCTACTAACGCTCCTGACGGTCTCGTCTGGTGCTCAGACCCTAACAACACGCTCAAAGACCTCCCAACTGTCGGATTACCTGGAGATTATTTCTACAGTCCAATGCAGTTCCAAGGAGAATGGGGGCCTTACCAAGAAACAATCTGCTCAGTTGACCCATCGGGTAGAGGCTCGGATGAGACGGCTGCAGCTTTTATCTCTCAACGAAATGGTTTCTTGTACTTGCATGAAATGCGAGCTTATAGAGATGGGTACTCAGACAACACGTTATTGGACATTCTGAAAGGTTGTAGGAAGTTCAACGTAACCAAGCTCGTTATTGAAACAAACTTTGGTGATGGCATGGTTACTGAGCTGTTCCGTAAACACCTTAAAGAAGTCAAGGTCAACTTAGATATAGAAGAGATACGAGCAAATGTTAGAAAAGAAGATCGTATCATCGATGCTCTGGAGCCTATTCTTAACCAACATCGGTTGGTTGTTGATCGTTCTGTCGTTGAATGGGATTATTCCTCGAATAAGCAACTACCTCCAGAAGAACGACTCCTGTATATGCTGTTCTACCAAATGAGCAGGATGTGTAAGGAAAAAGGCGCCGTTAAACACGACGACAGAATTGACTGTCTAAGTCAAGGCGTCAAATACTTTACAGATTGCTTAGCCCTCAGTGCTCAAGAGGCAATGGTCTCTCGTAAAAGAGCTGAATGGTCAGACATGATCGCTGAAATGATCGATGATCCACAAGCTGCTGCTAATCATTTAGCCCTTGGTTACGACCTTGAGCAAAGACAAAACAGCAGAGCTAAGACAAAAAGAAGTTCAGTCCACACCTGGGTTTAGACCAATAGGCCCCTTATACAGGGGAGGAGAAGGGTGGACTCTTCTTCTGTGACTGGGGAGTTTCGGCTCCCCTTTATTACTGAATAGTAGACACTAAATATCATCTCCCACCTCATCCGTTGATATCTGAGGCACAATATACTACTTATGTTAACTGTACTGACTTATATCCAGCACTTCTTTACTGTAGTACTGCTTGGGTGTCTATCCCCTGCCAATTGGAAACAATGCGTGCAGGTTCATACTTGGTTCCCGCCTTATGTGCAGGATCTACAAGATTTCAAAACTAACCCACCCTACAGTTTAGAAAAGAATGGAGTACAACTTCGAGAAGAATACGAAAGAAACCAACGTAACCTATATGAGGGTACGAACGGGTCCAAACCACTTCCGAGTCTTCTACAAAAATAGTGCCTGCATTCGCTTTACTCCGAAACAAGTAGGGCGTGTGTTCGGTATTGCTAAGTTCACACCGTTTGTTAATGAACTACGTGAGTGGTGCTATCAAATGGTCAATCAATACGAATCTGAAGGAGAATCAGATGGAGGATCTGGCGAACTCACCGATAAAGGTGGTTAAATGTAAAAACTGTGGTGCTGATGTCGTTGTTAACGCAGTTTATCCTATAGATTCGGTCAATTCCTGCAAGAATTGTCCCGATAAAAAATGACAGAAATGTCTGAGCCCATATAGCGTGTGGGGAGGGACGCGATTACCCCCATTGGGGGGTCTGATTTACCCACTGGATTGGTAATCCAGAGGCGGGGACTACCCTTTCAGCGGTTGATTAGGGGGGAGGGGGTGCACCTCGTTCATTTTATTTATTTTTCTTTCTCTCGCGATCTGTAGCGACTCGATATTAATTAACATCATCAATCATATCTAATACGAATTAATATTATACAACACTGTGTTATTACTATCATTCACTCTCATACATAGGGGTGATATACTTATGCTAACCCATCCACTGG